ATCATTCCACGTGTAAAAGGTGGCGACATGTGGGCTAGCGATAACTTACAAGTATTGTGCAAGTCATGTAACAGCTCTAAAGGTGGTCGTTTTTTTAGCCACAAGGCGACCCCCCCTGTCTTTCCTTCCTTTCTCTCCCCGATTCGGTCAAGACCAGTCATAGACAGTCCCTTTATAGACCGACCTAACCCAGAAGGTTCCTAATGGTAGCTAAAGGTTCCCGATCCCTACGAGGGGCAACCAAACCAAGGGTTCACACGCCATTTCTAAAAGGCAAAACTAGAGGCGATGAGGTTATTGAGTTCGCAAAGCAATTAGGCGAGCCTTTAATGCCTTGGCAGGAGCTAATCGTGAAGGACTTCTTCTCAATTGATGGCAAAGATAAATTTATTAGGCGCAGTGGGCTGCTTTTGGTAGCTCGACAATCAGGAAAGTCGCATTTAGGGCGCATCATGTGCCTAGCGCACCTCTTTCTGTTCAAGAGCCCTAGAGTCCTTATAGCTTCATCAAACAGAGCCATGGCCTTGGTTTCCTTTCGCGAGATGTGCTACTTAATCGAAAGTTATGACTTTCTTAATTTGCAGGTCAAAGCGATTAGATACGCAAACGGCACAGAGTCCATAGAGTTGTTGCCAGAGTTTGGCGGCGGCCGTCTAGATGTCGTAGCTGCGACGCGTGATGGATCTCGTGGCAGAACCTCGCACTTTACTTGGGGCGATGAGTTGCGCGAATGGTCAACAGAAGCATTCACAGCGATTACACCTACGACCAGAGCCACAGATGGTCAAACATTCTGGACTAGCAACGCTGGCGATGCCTTTTCCGAGCCGCTTAACTCTTTGAAAGAACGCGCAGCTGAGAACCCACCTAAGACTTTTGGGTATTACGAATACAGCGCGCCTAGTGTTCTCAAAGTCGATGTTAACTCTAAAGCCTTCTGGGATGGCGTAGCCATGGCAAACCCAGCCTTGGGAATTAGAGTCTCCAGAGAAGCTATTGAGGAATCTCTATCGACTTCTAGCCATGACGCGATTATGACCGAGCTTCTTTGCTTATGGGTCTCAAGCCTTCAATCACCGTTCCCACCTAATGCCCTTGAGGAATGTGGGGATAACAGCCTAGAGATGTCAGCTGGAGCTTATACAGTGTTCGCCTTTGATGTCTCGCCGTCGAAAAGAATGGCTTCACTTTGCGCTGGTCAGATATTGCCTGACGGTCGGATCGGAGTAGGCGTATTGCAGCAATGGCAGAATGACATCGCTATTAACGATCTAGAGGTTGCAGTAGGCATCAAAGAATGGGCAGACATTTATCGCCCAAGGCAGATTATGTTTGACAAGTATGCAACCCAATCAATCGCCGACCGCCTAGCCAATGCTGGTCAAGTGGTCGAAGATTGCAGCTCTAATAACTTTTACCAAGCCTGCGGAGATTTGCTGGACGCCATGGTCAATAAAAAGATGGTTCACAATGGTCAGAGATCCATTATCGAATCGTTTGACAATGTGGCTGCAAAGGTCACAGACTCGGCGTGGAGAATCGTCAAGCGTAAATCAGCTGGCGATATTTCAATTCCAATCAGTGTCGCCATGATAATTTGGAAATTGACAAAACCACAGCAAACAGCAGCAATTTATACCGAGTAGTGTATAATTGCCCTCTATGGGTCTATTTACGCGTAAGCCAGAAGTCATCCAAGCGCAAGAAGCTCCAAGAGTCATGTCCGACTCTTATCTCTCTTTCGGAACTTATTATCCAATACTAGTCACGCGACAGCAAGCTTTGCAGGTTCCAAGCATTAAGCGATGCCGCGATTTGATCTGTGGCACTATAGCATCGATCCCTTTAGAGTATTACAAGAAGTCAACAGGCGAAAAGATATCTGCTCCTCGTTGGGTCGATCAACCATCAAAGTCGCAACCTCGATTTGAAACTATCTATTTTACCCTTGACAGCCTTCTCATGTATGGAGTCGCTTATTGGCAGATTACCGAGACCTATCTTGAAGATAACAGAATGGCTAATGCAGAGTGGGTAGCAAATAGCCGCGTAACTTTTGTCACCGATTCAACCAACAGTTACGTTACCCAGTATTACCTTGATGGAAAGCCAATGCCGATGTCTGGTCTTGGTTCTCTCATTACATTTCAAAAAGACGAGGGCATTCTTGCAGTTGGCGGAACAACAATCAAAGCGGCACTCGATGCACAAAATGCTGCGAGCATAGCTCTACAAACTCCATCCGCGACTGGGTACTTGAAAAATACGGGTGCGGATCTGCCTGCTTCTGAGGTTCAAGGACTACTTTCAGCTTGGTCTTCGGCTCGAAAAAATCGCAGTACGGCGTATTTGACCAGCACTCTCCAGTACGAAACTATTGGTTTTAGCCCTAAGGACATGGGCTACAACGATGCGATTCAAAACCTTGCAACAGAATGCGCCAGACTTTGCTCGGTTGATCCTTATTATGTTTCAGCTTCGCAGAACACGACAATGACCTATGCCAACGTCCAAGACGAAAGGAAGCAGATGGTGGCTTTCACCCTGCAACCTTATGTATCTGCCGTGGAAGCGCGTCTTTCAATGGATGACATTTCTACCGCTGGTCACTATGTCAAGTTTGCTCTCGATGACACATTCTTAAGAACAGAGCCAATGGAACGCCTGATGGTTCTTGAAAAGATGTTAACTCTTGGGCTTATTACAACTGAACAGGCAATGCAAATGGAAGACCTATCACCTAACGGGAACGGCAGCTAATGGAAACTCTATACATCGAAGCATCCTCAATCGAATGCTCAGAAGAACGTCGCGAAATTTCAGGCAAGATTGTGCCAATGGGTACGGGCGAAATTGGACGCACAAACCTTGGCGATTACACATTTGCAGCTAACTCAATCGAGATCGCAGATCCGTCTAAGGTTCGTCTTTTGTCACAACATAATTTGCAAAAGCCGATTGGAAAAATGATTTCTGCTGAAACACGCGCAGATGGCATTTATGCTGTATTTCGCTTAAGCCGCAGCACCGCTGGTTCTGATGCCTTGATCATGGCACAAGAAGGATTGGTTACAGGCTTGAGCATTGGTGCAGAGATCATCGCATCGAAACCATCAAAAGACGGTTACACAGTTGTATCTCAAGCCCGTCTAAAAGAAGTTTCTCTAGTAACTGTTCCTGCATTTGCATCAGCAGAAATTCTAGAGATCGCAGCAGAGGAAGTCATCCCTGCTGTAGAAACCCCAACAGAAACAGAAAGCGAGACAGTCGTGGAAGACACAACAGTCGAAGCAACACCAGTAGAAGCCGCGGCTGTAGAAGCTGCTCGCCCTACAGTTACAGCGATGGCGTACACATCACCGCGCATCAACCTCAACATCACAGCTGGCGAATTTGCCAAGGCACAACTTAACGCATCACGCGGCGACGCAGATGCACGTGAACTAGTAGCAGCCCTACAGGTTGCAACAGTTGCAGAAAACACAGGAATGGTTCCACCTACATACCTCAAGGATGTAATTGGTATCATCGACTCATCGAGACCCTTCATTGATTCCATCGAGAGAGCTGCCCTTCCTGCAAGCGGAATGAAAATTTTCACTCCCAAGCTCGGAACTCAAGCAGCAGTCGATCTGACAGCAGAAGGTGCAGAATTTGCATCAGCTGACACAACAGTTACCTTCCAAGAAGATACAGTTGTCAAGTTCGCAGGCGCAGGAAAGCTAGATTTGGAACTCGTTGACCGATCTGACCCAAGCTTCCTTGATCTCTATCTACGCGAGTTGGCTGCTAGCTATGCTCAGAAGACAGATCAGTATGCAGCAAAGATTGCAGCAGACGGATCAGCTGATTCATCAGCAGCAACAGCATACGGCGCAATTGCAAAGTCAATTGCAGATTCATTTGGCGTAATGCGTCAAACACCTAACAACCTTTTGGTCGCAACATCAGGCGGAAATGACAACATCGACTTTGCAGGCCTTCTAGGTGCAGTCGATGGTTCAAACCGTCCACTATACGCAGCAGCAGCACCACAGAACGCTGCTGGTCTCATCACTCAGGGATCAACAAACGGAACAGTCGCAGGACTTAACCTCGTTGTAGATCCTAACTACACAGGTGGAACAGCTGGCATAAAGGTCGGCCTCGTTTACCCAACAATGGCAATGCGATTCCATGAAAGCGGAACACTCCAGATCCGCACGAATGTTGTCGCAAATGGTCAGCTTGAGATCGGCATCTACGGATATGTTTGCGTAGTTAACCGCTACCCAACAGCATTCCGCGCAGTTCAAGTTGCTTAATAAGTAACACCTAAGTCGCTGGCAGGGTAGTGCCCTTCTACCCTGCCAGTCTTTAGAAAGGATCAGAGCATGGCATTGACAACAGTTGCAGAGCTTCGCACCGCCCTTGGCGTTGGAACCCTCTATGCTGATGCAGTCTTGCAACAAGTTTGCGATGCAGCAGACAACGTACTCTTGCCTTTTCTATGGAAAAATCAGCAATACATTATTGCTCACGGCAATACGGGCACAGTCGGCACACTTTATTTTGATCAAGACATCACGAATGTTTTTTATGTCGGCCAATCAGTTACAATTTCTGGTGCTGGCAGTAGATACAATGGCACTAAAACAATTACGGCCGTCAGCGAGTATTCATTTAACGTAACTACGGCTCACACGACTGACAATCCACGACACACAGTTGAGCCTTATGGCATCGCCGCTGTCGAGACTTATACCGACTATTCAACGATCCCAGCAATTCAAGAATGTGCCTTAATGATAAGCATTGACATTTGGCAGTCTCGCCAAGCCCCATCAAGCGGCGGCGTTACCATCGATGGATATCAGCCAAGCCCTTATCGGATGGGTAACACACTCCTCGCCAGAGTCCGAGGCCTGCTCGCACCTTATCTCGATCCGAGATCGATGGTGGGCTAATGGCCGCCATTTCAACACTCCGCGCAGGTATTGCAGCAGCTCTCACAGATAACACAAAATACTCTGTTTTTTCATTTCCACCATCTACCCCAATTGCAAACAGCGTTATTTTGAGCCCGTCCGACCCGTACATCTCACCGTCCAACGGCTGGCACGCAACTATTTCGCCAATGGCGAATTTTACTATTTCCGTCATGGTTCCATTGTTGGATAACGAGGGTAATCTAAACGGGATTGAGGACAACATCGTTCGGGTATTCAACCTGCTCGCTGCATCTTCATATACCTACAATGTCACAGAAGTATCGGCTCCAGCCGTACTAAGTGCCGCTTCGGGTGATCTACTTACATGCAATATCAATATCTCAGTCCTAACGAGTTGGAGCTAAAATGTCCGAGTGGGAAAAAGAGCAAGAAGCCTTCCTGATCAAGATCGGGCAGGTAGCACCATCAACACCTAAGCCAGTAAC